TCGCAGACGTGCATCGCAAGTTCTCGCTTCGCGAGATTGAGGCGAACGATCTGAAGGAACTGCTTGACCTGATCGGCGACAAGGGTATTGTCGATTACTCCGAGCATGGTTCTTCGCGCACCATCGAAGGCCGCGTTCGAAGTGAAGACCCGAAGATTGCGTTCAGCGAGGCAGTTCTTGAGATTCAGGAGAAGGATAGCGTGGAGTACGAAGTTGCTATCCAGCTTGCACGTCGGCAGTATCCCGAACTGTTCGAAGCATATCAGAAGGCTGTCCCTCAGAGGTAGGAGAAAGGAGGGTATAAGTGGCTACCTCAAACTTTGTTCTCGGTCGTGGCTTCGATGCACAGGGCGCACTAGTCAGGAATCGTTTCGTCAAGGCTGGTGCCGCTGCTGCTGATCCTCTAGTCACACCTGTTACCGCTGTGACTGATGTTTGTCTCGGCGTTACCGAATACGATGTTTCCGCTGCAGAGATTCTGAAGGGTAAGGGCGCGTCTGTGCAGATGGTCGGCATCGTAAAGGTTGAAGCAACCGGAGCAATTGCAGTCGGTGGGCTAGTCGCGCCCTCTGCAAACGGGCGCGCACAGCCTGCTGTTGCAACTAACCGTGTCGTTGGCGTTTGTGTCGGGCATCCGGCAACAAATGCAGGCGATGTAATCGACGTTCTGCTGGGTCTTCCCGGCGGGATTCTCGCGTAGGAAGGGAGGTAAGAGTAGATGTACGATCCTTCAGCACTGTATACCGATCCGATTCTTACCAACCTTTCGGTGGGATTCAAGGATCAGTCACTATACGGTGATCAGCTTTTCCCGATCACACCGGTCACTACACAGTCTGGTCGATATCGCGTTTTCGATCGATCCGATTGGGTGATCTTCGAAGATAGGCGTGAGCCGGGTGTCGTGGCTCGCGAGGTCAAGGGTCGGAAGTGGAGTGAGGATACGTTTAGGACTCAGGAGCATGCTCTGCAGGGTGCAGTGCATGACGAAGAGAACCAGGCGCTCACTTCACAGGGTGGTCTTGCCGATGCAAGTTTCGGTGGCGCTCTGCAGATCGATCCGCATGCAGATCAGACGAAGCTCCTGACTCGCGCGATTCTTCTCAAGCATGAGTTGAAGGCTTCAACACTGATTCGCGATGCTGCACAGTATCCGGTTGGCAACACGGTTACACTTGCCGGTGCGCAGCAGTGGGACGATTACACGGGTGGCGTTGCTTCAACGTCGAATCCCGTTGCAGACATCCTCATCGGTATGCGCAAGGTTTGGAGCCTGACTCGTAGGTATCCGAACGTTCTCGCTATCCCGACGATGGGTATGTCGTACATCGAGAACCATCCTCGCGTTGTCGACCGCTTCAAGAACTTCAGGCTCACGCAGCCGGATGCATTCCGTCTGCTGACCGGGTTCGATGGCAAGGTTGTCAATGTCGATTCCGTCTACAACTCGGCGAACAACATCGATGCAACTCCTTCCATCACGGACTTCTGGGGCAAGGACGTGTGGCTTGGAATCGTTGATCCGCAGCCGGGTCTTCTGACCATGACGTTCGGCAAGACGTTTGCACAGGCGTATCCGAATGGAAGCATTCGCCCGACAGACCGTTGGCGCGAAGAGGATCGCAAGGCAGACGTGATTCGCGTTTCCATGAAGTACGATCTGAAGATCGTCTCCAACGTTGCTGGCTACCTCATCAAGACCGCGTTCTCCGCTGGCGCCTTCTAAACAGGAGTGATGTAGAAATGGCTTATTACGCATGGAGTCCGATTCGGGGAGGTACGGCTGAAAAGCCTGTCAACATTGCGCGTGGCGACAAGGTTACACAAAGTGACCTTCACGTTAGCGATGCTGATTGGGATGCACTGCTTGAGTCCGGTGCGATTCGCGAGAAAGAGTTCCCTGCTCCCGGTGATTTCGATGGTTCCGTTATCGATTACCTTCGCGAGAAGCTGAACGAAGCTCAGGCAATGTCTGCGGTCGATGAAGAGGAAGCAGCTTCAGAGCTTGCTCAGATTCAGAACGCAGCAACGGGTACAGGTGAAACTCCTGAACCGGTGGAAACATCCGCTCTGTCGAGTTCACCGAGTTCGTCGAGCGGTAAGTCGAAGTAAGGCGTTATCGTGCTAGCTAGCCGAGACGACATCAACACGCATCTGCCCCAGGACAAGCTTCACGTCCAAGATGCGAATGAGCAGGTCGACAAGCATCAGATCGATGTTGACCGTGTAATCAAAGGCTATTTGTCTAGCACCTACTCGCCTGCAACACTTGCAGCATGGGCCGAACCCGTCGATACTCCTGGCTTCATTAGGAGTATCGCGGGTCGGCTCGTCGCTGCATGGCACTACGCAAGGATGTATTCGGAAGACATTCCGGATTGGGATCGAACATATCCTCAGCGGCTCTACAACGAAGCAATGAAGATGCTTGAGGAAGTTCGATCTGGCGTAGTTGATCTAGACCTTCCGGAAGAAGCTGGTACGCAATTCGGTAGCAGCTTCTTCTACCCCACGAAAGAAACTGAGCCCGTTTTCACAATGGGGATGCGGTTCTGAAGCATGCATACACACGCGCCTTGGAATACGTCAAGGCGCGTGGGTACTCTCAGTACGCAGCAGATGTGGCAAGCTTGAAGTTTTCGCTCACTGCAAAGCAACGTAAGAGGTTACTAGAAGAATGCCACAGGTTTCTTTCCCCGGAACCATAAAGCTCGATTTCGAGTGGGATGAAGGCAGTCCTGCTGCCATCAACTACAAGTTGATGAAGATCGCCAACGTGTTCGACAATCCGTTGCCGATCACTGCCGAAGCGAAAGCTATTCTGCGCATCGATATGCGCGAAAGATTCGAGCAAGAGGTTACACCGCAAGGTGACCCGTGGGAACCGATCAAGCAGCCAGAGGAACAGCAAATTGGAATTCTCCGTCGAGGCTCCACCGATGCGGCAATGTATCGTGCTGCAACTTCGGATCGCGCATGGTCTTCCAACTCAGTGGGTGTCTTCCTCGATACAAGTGGCTTTCCTCCATACTGGCCGCGCCATGAACAGCCTAGTGGTAACGAAGGCGGCGGTCGAATTCCAAGGCGTGAGTTCATTGGCTCAAGTAACGAAGCGCAGCTTGAAATCGAGAACTTTGCTTTTTACTGGCTCAATGAAGAAGTCTACGAAATTATCACCGAACCCGCCCCTGTGGGGGTCTTCAGTCCTAGAACGGGCAAGTCTCTCGGTGTGATGGGGCAGACTTCAATTATCGGTGGTGTTGCAAGGCGCGAGATTCGCGATCCATCTACCGGCCAATTCGTTTCAACACGACCTGAGTTCTACTCGTAGTGAATGGCCTACTACACTCGACCAGAGGACGTGCTTGCAAGGCTGATCGAGCTTTGCAGGATGGCAGCACCCCTTCTCGGAATCCGATACGTTGCAACGCAAGACGAAAGTTTGATTCCAGAGTACCCCTGCATTCAAGTTGCTTCCGAGCCTTTGATTCGAGAGATTAGTGGCACCTACACGTTCGAACTTACACACGTTGTCGTCTTCTGGGTTTACCATGCAAATCTCGAGGTATCGCTGGCAAAGCGAACGATCGAAGATATGCGACTCGCTTCGGGTGTCGTGGACTTTCTCCATCGTCCCGATGTACGCCACTTGCGGGATGGCGCAGCGGCAACTGGCCCGTATGTTGCAGGAGAAGACAAGGTGATTCATAGTTACGTGTCCCTCGAAACGCCTGGCATGGTTGCAGTCGGCCCAGGCAATTCAATCGTTACGACTCGGCTCTTGTGGCTGGCAACAGCACAAGAAAGATTCGAACACGGTTAGGAGGAAAGGATGAAGGTAGAACTAAACGACGAGACTCTGCCCAAGGGTACCGAGTTGTATGTTAACGATCTTGGTACACTCGTCAATGGTGAGGAAGTGGAGTTCGACGACGATGCAGTCGAAGCTTTTGAACTGCGAACCGGGACTACTGTTGCCGAAGCTTTGAAGGGCGATGCCCGAATCAAAGTCAGTGGCCCTGGTTCGCAGACCCACGCCAAAACAGAAGATAAGAGGAAGGAAGGGGGTGAGTAGATTTGCCAGCCGGACTTTCGGGTGCAGGATGGATGGGCTTTGCCTTTGAAACTGTGAAGGGCACCTTCGTTCCTGCTACACAGTTTATCCCTATTCTGTCGGAAGGTTTTCGCTACAACGAAGATCGCTACTTCTCGCCGCAGATTAGGCAGCAGGTAATGACTTCGGATGTCGCTCAGGGTTTCTACCAT